GAATACCGTCAACAGCACCGATCACTCAAATGCACCAGATAAGAATTATGGTATGCCGATACCGATGAGTTATGGTGATTTTTGGGAAAAAGAGGATATTGGCACTATCCCGACCACTAATTTTGACCGTTTTATCAATTTCTATAAAGGTGCATTTCCAGCTATTGTGACCGATGAATGGAATGCGACCAATTACAGGGTTGAAGCAGCCTGTGATATATTATCTATGACGACCTTAGATGCTGAGAATATCTATGGTCATTTCAAGAATCATTATGCTCAATGCGTAAATGGAACAAAGGATCAGCCATCAGCACAGATAACAGCCAAAGGAGATGATTGGCGATTCTATCTGCCATTGTCAAGCCATGTGGACTATGCGACTGGCGGTGGCAGTGCCTGGACCAATTATGCGAATACCATCAATGGTGTATTTGATGATGGTAATTATGTGCAATTTTCAGCTGGTGATGGTGCAGTGGCAAATATTGCATGGCGGATACCAAAGTTCGAAAAACTTGGAACATTGACAGCGGTCTATTTACTCATGTCTTCCAGTAATGGGTTTGGCGCTCCGTCTGGTGGCTTGCGTGTATCACATGCTGCTGGTGGCGATCAGGTCTTACTGATTGTTGGTGATGGTGCTAATATGTCAGGAATTGACGGTGAACATATCGAAACCATTACCGGATTTTGGGGTGGCACAGATGGAACAGATTGGGATTTAGAAGATGATATCTTTTTTGTGCTTGATGATAGTACGAGTGCATCTGGATCGCAAGGAATTCGTCTTAAAGAGGTTGGGATCATGATCCAATTCAAACCTGAAGACGGATTCGATACTAAAATAAATCAGATACATGAATTCTTTGTATCACAACAGGTATTGGAACCGAAATACAGTGGAGCATTAGGGCAAGGCACGATGATCTCTTCCAAACGCAGGGTTGTTACTTCAGTGGATGCAGTTGTACCATCAGTATCATCTTATTTATTCTATAGCGGAAAAGGACGTAAATATGGTGCATGGATCGATACGGATACCGCTGGCAGTACAGCTCGGGTCAATGGGTTAAATAAAGGCGCTCTAATAGAATCGCCTATATATATAATAGAAGACATTTTGCGTACTGAATGCGGAACGATAACAAAAGGCACAGCCGATACTAATACAACAGATAAATTAGAGGATTCCGGCACAACATTTCCCACTGATGTTGTAGGGCAGAACGCTTATAATCTAACTGACGGGACCAGCGCATTAGTGACCGCACGGGATGATGCTAATACTCTTTCACTCTATGCCGCAACTGGAAATGATGTTTTTCCCCTTGGCAATGAAAATTATATTGTCTGTGGCCTGACCGATAACGAGATAGACACTGCAACATTCGATACAGCAGGCAATACAGCATCATCAGCCGGGAAGGTATATAATGCCCTGGGCGGAGCGGCAGCCACATCTGAATGGGCATTTGCACAAATGAAATTCACGGGTGTCAGGGATCTAATTGTTCGCATATCGAGACAATGTGGGGCTTATGTATTCATCAGCAGCAACGGCAAATTCAAGATCAGGACTCTACAGCAGTCAGGATATAGCGAGGATAAGACAGTAGATTTCAATGATATCAGCTTAAAAAAGATAAGCCTGACACCATTAGATAATGTGCGAAATGATTTTGTTATCCATTATAATAAGGATTATGCCAAAGACCAATATCAGAATACTGCTACAGGATCAGACAGCACAAGCCAGGGTACAGGTGCAACAGGATTTAATCAGACACTGACTTTGGAATTGGATGCGGATGTGGTCAGTTCCACAACGGCTGATCAGATCGCAGCTATGTATGAAGCATTTTTCAAGGCTCGTCATCCCATAATAGATTTTGAATGTTTGCGCCCACTATATAATGATCTTGAAATTACCGACATTATTAAATTCTCGAATTGGGATGCAAACATCAAGATATTCGGTACTGCTATGGGTACAGATTACTATATGATCACTGACATAGCTAAATCAGTGAATGGATGCTCATGCAAAGCAATAAAGGTGAGTTAAAATGGCGAATATGAACATTGGAACCCCAAGGTTCTACACAGACCAGGTGAATTATTATTTGAGTAAAGGAACGGCGGCAACTGAATTTACGCTTAATGAAAGTGTCGGCATTGCCGCTCAGACCGGGAGTGCGGCTGAATTATTTGATATGAATCCCTTGAACCAGGTCACATTCGATACAACTGCAAGCAGTGGCGCGAATCATGTACTGGTCAATCTTGATATGCAAAGCGAAAGACCGAAATCCTTCATTGCCGTTCTGAATCACAATCTTTTCACGGCACGAGGGAAAATACGATTCTTTGCCGGGAATGCCATTGGTGATGTGGATGCACTTGATGGAACTGGTAATGATGTTGATTGGTCTGCAGTGACCACCACAGAGGCGGTCAATGCAGATTCAATAATCACAGGCGGCAGTGATAATTCAGTAGTAGTCGAGCCTGCCGCAGATGGGAGTACAGTATTCACATTCACGGAAACGAGTCAGCGGTTTTGGGGTATTCAGTTCGAGGGAGCGACGCATACAAATGGAGCTTCAAACGCAACAAATGAGGTATGGAACGCGACATACGATTTCCGGGTGGCAAATATTTTGATCGGTGAAGTGTATTCAATGCCACATAACCCAGATATGCAGGTAGTAAGAAATATCATAATGGGCGGTAATGATATCGTTGAATCCTATTCAGGCAGGCGATTCTCTAATATGCGCTGGTATGGCAGGCAGGCAGATTCATCCACATTGTCCAGAAGCCCATTCGCAACCAGCCAATATGCGCACGGATTGCATTCAGGCCGGTTACGGTATGACATGGATTTTTCTTATTTAGCATCAACTGATGTTATGCCTGATGAATACGGCACAATCGACAATGATGATGATAATGTGATATCTGATATCTGGGAGAATACCCTCGGCAGTCATATTCCATTTATCTTTTCTATAGACAAGGATGCCGATGCCGCCACCAACGAATCAGAGCATCTATTTGCGCGGTTTTCGCAGGATTCGCTTAAAATGACGCAGGTGGCAAATCAAATATGGAATCTAAATATGTCTATTGAGGAAGAGTTTTAGCTTATTGAGTGATTGCTGTTAACTGCTCGAACATGCCGTTGTTTATCTTTGCCTGCTCTTCCAGGCTGATACCGGCATAATGATCTTCCACCACAGTTTCACTATTATCACCAATACCGTGACCGGCAACTTTAGCGCTGTGGAATCGTTTGCGCAGCAACTGTGCCTTCATCCTTCTAAGATCATGGCATGTGAAATCAATGCCGGTGATCTGGCTGATAGTTCTGAGTGTGCGGTGAAGTTCTGAGTAATACATATCTATCGGCCTTTTATAACCGCGCTCATGCCACTTTTTAAGTATGACCATCACTGATGGATGTACATTAACTATTTCGCGTGTTTTGCGGCGTTTTTGGAGCAACAGGATAGTGCCTGCTTCAAAGTCCACATGCTCCCAATGCAGTTCTTTATGCGGTTTGCGGTTATTGCGCCCGGTAAGTTCATTGGCCCTGCTGCCCATAACAGCATACATCCACATTAAATCCTTCTGGAACTCATCCAGCGCAGGATGATTGAAAAGCGCATCTATTTCTTCACGGGACCATTTTTTATACATTAGTACTGGCAGCTCGGATTTCGTGTATTTGTCATTCTTGGTGATAATGGCCTTACTGACATAGTCTTCTTCCAAAGCCCAGTCGAAGATATTCTTGAGATCACGCAGATAGCTGTTGATCCCACGTCTGGCACGGCCTTGGATATATTCGCATGTATCCATATATATCTTCCAGCCATCCACTATACTGCCGTTGATATCCTGCGACATGGATCGGATAGTCTCTGCAATGGTATCATCAGGAAAGACTTTCAGAGCGCTGTTCATTACTACATTATATTTGGCCTTGGTATCCACATCATTCTTTTTGGTCAGCACATTATTCCTGTACTTAGTGAATATTTCGCCAATGGTAAGCGCTTTTTTATCAGCGTGCAGCTCGCCTTTCCAATCCATATTATTCTTTTTCATCAGCTCTATCTTGTTCCAATGCGCCTTTGCAAGAATTGCTTCTTCTTTGGTTTTGTAATATTTTGCCTGCCAAGAATCCGTGTGCGGGTTCTTATAGCGCACACGAAATAGTTTGCGATCTTTGATTTTGTTTATTTTTGCCATTTTATTATCCTCTCACAGATGCCGAAATATAACACTAAATACCGTAATATTCCAAAATATTCGTTGACTTATAATTCAATGCTAATATAATTTAATATACCATATATCAACATGAATTTTATTAATTCCAAGACTGCATTTACCACTCTTCTCTCTGAAAATAATTTATCCCAGCGCACCATTTCCAGGTTAGCCGGGATCAGTCCTGCATTGCTGACAATGATGAGAAAAGGACAGCGTACATTTCAACTGAAACACAAGGAAAATATGGCAATGATTCTAGGGTATGAAGAACAAAAAATCAATTGGTATGAATAAAGTGACACAGGCATGGCTGTCCATGAATCAGGCAGCGGAATATATAGGCATCAGCCGGCGTTCATTAGATAAAGCGGTGATACTAAAAGAAAAAAATGCATGTAATGAAACGCTACATATAAAATATGTTGGCAATGAAAAAAGATTATCCCGTAAAAGTTTAGATGAAATTGAAACAATTGTTACAGATATCAATAAATTCCGCAAATAAAACAGGGCGGCACATTCATCTCCCTCGACCTAGCGTCGAAACTCTATCCTCTCACGTCAGTGCTGCCCTGTGATCTTTCACATAACCATACCCAATGATATGGACCGCACTGCGATGGCAGCGGATATACGCCATCTTATAGAGCATTATGGAGTTAAAGCTATTACATACAGGCCGCAAAAGCCTGACCGTGATATAGGCATAAAAGCAGAACATACAATATCACAGAAATTATTAGGCCGGGTAATCGGCCGGATACAAAGACGCGGGTATGAAGTGATTATAGATAAAAAAGCTTCAACACAAAAAGACAATCAGTAACTTAACAATGGAGAATAAAAATGGGCAATGGAATTTTAGACGGCATTGATCTACCGGCAGGCGGTGGCGATTCTATGTTTGTCAACAAGTTTGACCAGGGACAGAATCGTTTTCGCATTTTAAATAAACCAACTGTAGGGTATGTCTGGTGGCCTGAATCCGGCGGAAAACCGGAACGGGTTGCCAATACAACAGATATCCCATCAGGCATAGATGCCAAGTATTTCTGGTTCATGCCGGTAATAATTGACGATGAAGTAAAACTGCTGGAGATCAAGCAGAAATCTGTGATGCAGCAGTTGCTGGCCCTGGAAGGAAATAAGGAATGGGGCGACCTTACTAAATATGATGTAACTGTTACGCGGAGCGGCGAAAATCTGGACACAACCTATACCGTGGTTCCTAACCCCAAGGCTCAACTAAAAACAGATGTGGCAGATCGCTGGGTTGAAATAAAAAAGCGATATAAACCCAGTGAGCTATTTAACGGCGGTTCAGTCCTTGAACTCGCTGAAGGCCAATCTCAAACGCAAGACGATGAAGGTCTGCCATTCTAAAGAAACCCGGTAAAAAAGGTTACCGCGGCGAAGTCGAAGTCCTGTCGATTATGCGTGACATCGGATTTGAAACGGAACGGTCCTGGGGCAGTGATGGGCGCAGCCTGTCACTGCCTCCCGACATTGATATTAAAGCTGTGCGGGATGATCTTGAATTACACATACAGGTAAAGCGCAGGAAAAAGATCGCCAATTATCTGGATTTCAAGAACGCCAATATGGTTGCGGTCAGGCAGGATCGCGGACCGTGGGTATTTATTATTGATGAAAATACAATGCGTGATGTGTTTCGCATATAACAAAGAATTTAAAGCTGGGGGTATTGTTGGTGGTTCATTGGCTGCTGGCAAATATAGGTTGGCTATAACTCCCCCGGCGAATAATGATCAGCGCGCCTCGAAACGCTTTTCTTTACAGACCCAGGTTGGCGCAGGTGACAGCTACCGGAGGCGCGTGTTGAATCGTTTAATGTTTGAAGATGAGTCTATATGAATGTATTCAAAGCTAAAATGTATTGCTCAATATGCCAGGGACGACTACCAGATGACCTCGATAATACTATGTGGTACTGGGGTTATGACTTGGAAAAACATCCGCTGATACTGGCGCATAAACTCACTGGATGTGATCCAGGTTCGATTAATGGATGGGTATTTTCACAGGATTTCGGCGATTATACTTTCAGGGCAATTGTTGGATGTAAACCAAGAATGAAGGTAAAACCATGACACCAAAACAAAAGCTGATTGAAGTCGTCAGCCGTGCCATTGTGGAAGTGCTTCATAAGTACAAGGATGTGCAATTGAATCTTGGCAGCGAGACTGTCAGGTTTCAGCTTGCAAGCCAGATACTAGATAAAGTTCTAGCAGTGATCGAACCGCCTGATGAAAGTAAGTAACTGCTGCGGAGCCTTATTTGTTGAGCCTGGCTGGCCCGATAATGATCTATGCAGTGCTTGTAAAGAACACGCTGACGCTATCGACCAGGAAGAACCAAGTATCGTTGTGATGGATATGCCCACTGAAACTGAAGAGTCTAAAAAACGGATGCTAAAAATATTAAAACAATATGAACAACGACGATCTTAGAAAATTCACTAATGATTTCTTGATGGAAAGTTTGAAACTATCCGAAAATAAAGCGATCGAGTATACAATATCTCATACGGACCGCCATCGTAATTTCAAACAAGTCGCAGAACGTGTCGGCATCGATCCAAGACAGGCGCTGATGACATATTTATTAAAGCATGTAGATAGTATATGCAACTATTTAAAAACAGGAAAATTCAGCGCAGGTGAAAATCTCAGGTCAAGGTGCATTGACCTTTTGAATTACACTCTGCTGCTGGCATCACTGGACCATAGCCTAACACATACCAAAGGTATCAATAATGCGAGTAACACTCAACGGGATAGAAGCGAACCTGGCGAAGACAGTAGGCACTCAGAGACACAGTCAGAACCGCAAAAATGGAACGAACTTAGAAGCGAATAGCACTCCCGAAAATGACATAAACGGCTTTGGCGCTGAACTTGCAGTAGCCAGAGTTCTGAACTTATACCCGGACATGACCATCGGTCCGCATAAACGCGGGTACGATATGATATATAAGGATTATAGAATTGATGTTAAAAGCACACGCAGCGAACCAGGATACCTGATGGCTAAGAACTGGCGCAAAGCAGGAGACTGCGACATGTATGTGCATGTGTCAGGCAAACTGCCCAGATATACGATCAACGGCTGGGTATGGTCCAATGAGCTGATAAGCGCCGCCAATCTCAATGACATGGGCTATGGTGAACATTACTATATGGAACCAAACCAATTAAGAGAGTGGAAATTTGCAAAAAACCAATGAAAAAGGCATGGTAGGCGAGCTGGCAGTACGCAAGGATTTGCTGTCTAAAGAATATATTGTTTATTTGCCGGAATGCGATGCCAATCAGGTTGATATGGTTGTGGAAATGGATAACGGATCATTCAAGCGGGTCCAGGTGAAAACGGTGTATCGAACAAATAAAACTACCAGTATCGAGATCAGATGCGCCAAGCACCAGCATACCAACAGAGTTAATGTGGTAGCAGTCTATTATGTGCCGAAAGATATTATTGCCTATGTTCCCTATAATAACGAGCTGACGATCCACCTGGCGCTGACTACAGCAAAGAATAACCAGAAATCAAAACGCAAATGGTTCTATCAGTATGAGCGGTTTCCAGAATTCTCTTAACCACTACGCAGGCTCCATTGAGTTTGAAGATGAAAACGGTGAGTGGACCGACCGGGTGATCACTGCCATCGAGTATAATGATTTTATCAGCAAGATGAAGGATTTCAAGAACAGGCGCAAAGAAGGCCGGATATTCTTTGCGGTGCATGTGGTGGATGGCGAGGAACGTGATATAAAAGCAAGGGTCGAGCGTGATATACAATGAGGACTGTATGAAAACAATGGCGCGGATGCCGGATGATTCTGTGGACCTGATCGTGACATCACCGCCATGGAATGCAAAAAAGAATTATGGTGCATATACGGATGATGACCGACCGGATTTCACTGAATGGCTCATCACACTGTGCAAAGAAATGGAACGGGTCACCAAGAATGCTGTCTATATCTTCATGAACCAGGATCACATGTGGACACTCTTCCAGGCACTGGAAGGGTTCCATCAATGGCTATTCTATCATCGCCGTAACCTTGGTGCGACATACCATGTGAAGAATCCATGGATCAAGACCATCACGCCAGTAGCAATGAGCCTGCCCAATGGAAAGATATCCATGGTCAATAGGTTCAAGGGCATATCCACCAAGGATATAATATATGGTGTCAATCCGCAAAGCAATTATCCAAATAATAAACGTCTGCATCCTACACAAGACCCGGTCGAAGCATACCTTCCTCTGGTGGCCAGAACGCCGTGCGATGTGGTGTATGACCCATTCTTGGGCAGCGGAACACTGGCAGTGACCGCGGTCAGATTAGGCA